GAGTCACCGAGCATCGAGCTCAATGATGACGAGGAGGAGTACTACCTGGATCAGTCCAAGTCGAAGCGCCGTCGGCTCAATGAGCAGATGAAGAGAATCTCCGGTCTGGTGAATGAGGGCGATGTCCCCTACAAGTTCCGTGTCCTGGACATGGAGATTCCCGACTCATTGAAGGCGTCCGTCATCAAGAAGGTTGATATTCTCAATGAGATGGACAGCTCTGAGGGCTACAAGCTTCGCACGTGGGTCGACTCCTTCCTTCGCATCCCGTTCGGAAAGATGGTGCCTCTCCCCGTGAAGCTCTCGGACGGTGCAGAGCCATGTGCCAAGTTCCTCTCGAAGACTCGTGAGACGCTGGACAAGGCTGTCTATGGTATGCCCTCGGCCAAGACGCAGATCATGCAGACTCTGGCTCAGTGGATCTCCAATCCGGGCTCGGTCGGCAATGTGATCGCACTCAAGGGTCCGATGGGCGTGGGAAAGACGTCCTTTGCCAAGAACGGTGTTGCACAGGTACTCGGCCGCCCCTTTGAGTTCTTCTCGCTGGGGGGTGCATCGGACTCGGCCAACTTCGTAGGACACTCCTTCACCTACGAGGGGTCTATGTGTGGCCGTATCGCAGATTCGCTGATGACGGCTCGGTGCATGAACCCGGTTCTCTACTTTGACGAGCTTGACAAGGTGTCCACCACCTCGCATGGTGACGAGATTGTGTCCATGCTCATTCACCTCACGGACCGGTCGCAGAACAGCCAGTTCCACGATCGGTACTTTGCGGGTGTGGACTTTGATCTCAGCCAGTGCCTGTTCGTGTTCTCATTCAATGACGAGTCCAAGGTTCATCCGATTCTAAAGGATCGTATGCAGGTCATCAACTGCGCCGGATACAACTGCGAGGACAAGAAGAACATCCTTACCAAGTACGTGTGGCCACAGATTCTGGACCGTATTCAGCTGACGGGTCAGTTGACCCTCACAGAGGATGCGGTGAAGTACATGATTGAGGAGTTCAGTAAGGAGGAGGAGGGTGTTCGTAATCTGATTCGGTGTGTTGAGTCATTGGTGACGCGCATCAATCTCCTTCGCATTGCAGATGAACAGACGGCCAAGGAGTATGTGTTCTACAAGAAGGTCACGCTCCCGTGCACAATTGACGTGGAGACAGCTCGTCACATTCTCAAGGACACTGCGGCTCCCATGAACGAGTCTTGGCGTCAGCTCTACACCTGAATCCACTCTAGACTCGACACTGGGATCTCCATGCTGCGAGGGTTGTCGTCCATCGTGGAAAAGATGCACGTGAGTGTCGTGAAGGCAGGGTCAGGCATACAACCAATACAATACTCAATCGTTTTTCCTTTGAACACAAAGGGACGACTGATGTACTTAGGGGCGTAGCGTTCACCCAAGCGCACAAACAGATGGAAATACTTACGTGGCTGCACGTACTCGACCGTGTGCACCAACGCCCACGTCTCACCGGGGTACTGTGGAGGCTTGATGGCAACTGCTGAACCGCGGAAATGCTTGAAATACCACGGTGTCTTGTTCTCCGTGTGGAATACCAACTCGTCGTCCCTGATCACGCCTACCCGCAAGGGGTTCCATCCGTAGATGATATCGTTGGTTCCGTTCACGGCTAACCAGTTCTTCTCGCAGTTCTGTTCACCTGGAGACTTCAGAATCCGAGGCTTCGAGTACACGCCCTGCACGGGGTCGTATTCAGATTGGAAAATGCGGATCTTGTCGGTGTACTCCCAGCTTGTAGCCGTGCAGCAGAGGGTTCCGGCCGCATTGGAGTACACACGCACATCTTCCAGACCTACGATATGTGCACCCTCCTTCCGCTTCAGAGTTACAGAATCATCTCGCATCTTTGTCACTCCCCCTGTACTGGGATTGTAGGCGGCGTTCTGTGTGCGCACAATGCTATTCTCACTTATCCCTCCGTCGTTCTTCATCAAGTAACTTCCGGTCTGAGGATTGATCGTGTAATTCACGAAACGAACATTGTGCATGAGCTTCCCGTCCTTCATGAACAACGAGACAGACGTCGGGTGAAAATCTTCACCAAACACGTCACGATCAATCGGGTGGGCCTTGACAGGGTACGTAAGAGGCTCGATGTAGAACGGCATGTTGGTATACACATTGTCCTGGTGAGGACGGTCTTCCAGAAGGTACTTCGCAGAGAGCTCAAGGCCGCGACGACACTGGCCGATGTAGAACATGAGAATCGTAGCTTCGTACTGGAAAAGCCCGGTATACACATCCGTCTCCACAAAGAGGGCGTCGGTTGTCAGCGGAATCGACAGGCCCACTTGCGTGTAATGATACGCCTTGTGATGCTGGGATGTCTCGCGGAAGTGTTTCGCAAGTTGGTACACCGGTTCAGCACGTGACGGGCGACGCTCATGAGCCATAAGCATCCACTGCTCGAACTTTGGAATGTTCTTCAGCTCCTTCCACGATTTTCCGATCATGTAGTGGCTGTACCACAGCTCCTCTTCCCATCCGCCGATGGCGATGCGCTTCTTGTACATTGCAATGCATTCCTTCAGCCGCCCGACCCCGTTGTAGGTCTGAGCCAGGTAGAACATGTACCGCCCGTTCTCGGGCTCGTCCTTCAGTCCTTGTTCGAGGAGCATCACATCGCGCTCGAACTTGTCTGCCTTGCATCCACCGTCATTGTGGTCATCGATATAACAGACATCAACTGGAAGGTGCTTCGTGGGTCCGTCCCAATACTCGTGCGTTACACCGCGGCATGACCACGCATACTCCATGCGAACCAGACGAGTGTTCGGGTACTCGAGATGTCCGGCCTTTTGCACGATCGTATACCCCTCGTGATCGAGCGCAGTTGTCTTGAGCTTCGCAGGAACAAACACCATATCTGCGTCGAGGAGGAGACCATATGTATCCTTGAGATCCCAACCGGTCTTCTTCAAGTAGGTCTGAGCGTTACGGAAACTGAGTGTGCGGTTGTGACCAAAGTCCTTCCACAGCTCACTCGTTAAACACCCGTCGTGGGTCTTGAGAAACTCAGCTGCGATCTCACGTGAAGTATCCGTTGATCCTGTGTCGCAGATGCAGTAGGCATCGACCACATCCGTTACGGCTTCCAGACACCTCTTCAGGATCTTCTCCTCATTCCGAATCATCAGTACAAGAACAAACTTCGGCATCCTGCGTCGGTTTAGTCAAACTCCTAGACTCGTCTCTAAACAAATGAGCACTGAGTTCGTAAAGTCAAGTCTCCGCGAGAACCTTATGCGTGTGCTCGTTCCTCATATCGCAGATGGTCTCTGGAGCATCTACGACAATGGCAAGACGGCATGTGAGCGTAACGGTCAGCCTGATCAGATCCTCAAGACATTCCAGAACCTGCTGACACAGATCCCCAAGTGGAGTCCGGAGACGCTGAAGAAGGAGGTGGAGCGTATCACGACAGTGTCGAAGTGCGAGTACCTGGAGGATCTTTTGCTGGGCGTGTTCGTCAGTTACATTCGTGCATTTGCTGCGCTCCAGCAGACAGAGAAGGCTCAGGTGCAGATCGACTTCAAGCGCCCGTCTGTGGAGACGTTTGTTCACAACCTCTACAAGCAGTCCGCGCGTCTCTCGTGGTCATCCGCTTACCTGTTCAAGACAGTGGGTGTGACATCCGAGCAACAGGCACGTAATCGCCGCGATATCGAGACGATGATTGGAGGTGCGATGAACGAGGTGATTGACAGCTTCATTCCTTGGAAGGATATCAGCGCCGCCTATTTCAAGAGCGACGCTGGAGAGGTTGCCCCCGAGGCACCCAAGGAGGAGGCGCCCCCTGCTCCTGCTGCCCCCGCTCCTGCGCTTGTAGAGACGCCTCCCGAGCCTCCCAAGGCCGTGCAGTTCGATGAAGAGTCTGACGATGACTCGGATGCGCCTCCCGCCATCTCCCTGGGCGAGGATGTCAAGCTCGACGATTCCGAGTTCGAAACCGACGACGACGACGAGTCCGTCAAGGTCACGGCGACCGAGACAGTGTCTCTGAACCTTTGATTCGTTTGAGCACAGGTATAAAAAAATAGAGTCCCCAATAAATGTCGGAGGTTTACACGTATGGCTTAATCATTGGTGCAGTCGTTGTGGTGGTTTTAGTCATGTACGTAATGGATCGTCGGGGCAAGGAGCAGCCGATCGATCCGATCGACGCCGCCAAGGTAGTTGGTGGTGCCGGTGCTCTCACGGCTGGAGTCCTGTATGCGTTGGGTGGTGCAGATGCAGCGGAGCCAATGGTGACTGCGGTGCAGGATATGTTCACCGGGAAGCCCAGCTTCTGAGAAACTTTCTCAACTTCATACAAACAAAATGTTCATGTCTCTGTATGCTGCTGTTCTCTTCTTCGTTCTGACGCCGGGTGTCCTCCTGTCTCTGCCGCCGGGTGGCAGCCGCATCACGGTGGCGCTGACCCACGCGGTGGTCTTTGGCCTGGTGTGGACGCTGACGCACAAGATGGTGTACAAGATGGTGGGCAAGTAGGCACACTACTCTGAGATCACCAACACCTTCGTCGTGGGCGACGACGGGACGACATACTGATTGAACTTTGAAATCTCCTTCCTCGGAACCGCACTCTCCTTGAGGTATCGCGTGATGGCCTTGTACAGATCGAAGCCATGGTAGCGGTCGTGATTATCACCCTTCTTCCTGAAAATCACCGACGTTCCATCCGGAAGCGTCGTCCAGTGTTTGAACATCTCAAACAGTGGATGATCCGTCTTCTGAGTCGGTCCTTCGGGAAACATATCCCAGAACATGCTCGAGGCGAACCGCGCAAGATCGAATGACGGATTCAGGGGGATGCGCGGCGCCTTTGAGTCGTAATACGGTTCAATGTTGTACTGTCCAGCTGCCTCCTCGTCGGGCTTGAACTGTGAACTCATGAAGAACCGCGGCTCCTTCATACCCGTCAGCTTCACAGAGAAAGTCGCACGATCAAAGTCGATGATCTTCATCAGGATACCGTAGGTCGGCACACGGTACGTCACGCCATGGTTGCGATAGAACAGGAATTCCTCCGTCGTCGGCACGTACATGACGTTGTTACCGTGCAGGTCATTGTGAATGAAGCCAAAGGTCCGCTGGGCGTAAGCCAGAGCAAACACAATCTGCGCAACCCAGGCGGTGTGCTTCTGGGCATCATCGGTCGTCCTCATCAGGTCATAGAAGGTCCCCTTGCACTTCTCCATGACGGTTGTTACGACCGGAACCTCCGTGAAGGTAGCCCATGCAAACTCGTCGTCGCCGACACTCTCCTCTTCCTCCTCCTCAGAGCCCTCGCTGCAGTCGCAGGAGAGGATCTCGTACACATCCTCGTCGTCTGACTCTGACTCTTCACTGTGCTCGGAATCCGAAGGCAGCTCATACTCTTCCACCACGCTTTCCACGGTCGGCTCAGGAACAGTCTCGACTGTCACATCCTCTGTGTCCAGATCGATATCCTCGCCCACCTGGACTGCCACTCGCTGCCCACGAGTATGCGTGAATCCCTCACCGCCTTCGCCGCGCAGACGCAGTTCGAACGTCTTTCCGATATTGTCCACGAACCACTTGCGTTCGCACAGCTCTTCGTAGTCGTCGGAGATGTTGACTTCGTGCTTGGACGACATGGCCGCATAGACGCCGTAGACACGAGGAAAATGAGGACACTCCGACGTGGACAGGGCCGAGGAGGCTAACGCGCCCACGTAGGCCGCCGTGTGGGGACTCTGCATCTGCTCTGAATAACTCTTTGCCGTCTCCGCGGGTTTCGGGAGTCCAGGTGCAGAGTATTCACCCTTCATGGTCTTGAACGGACTCAGAATCATTGTGATCTTGCGATGCACCTCAAGTGTCTGTCCCTTCGTGGTCTTGATGTGTGTCGCATCCACCACAGACTCGACTTCTTCGGGCAGCTTGATTCCATAGTCTGCCATGGATGTCAGTGTCTCCGTCTTGAACAGCTGCTCGAGCGACGGGAAAAAAGACTGGGTGTGGGTCAGGTTCCACTGCGCAGCTTGGAGCTTCGGAAGCCGGTGAAGCTTCATATCAACCGCCTGGGTCCTCAAATCCTTCACCATTGTGTTCACGGCAGGGGAATGAAACATCGTAAGCAGACGCGGAACACTTTCTACCGGTCAGAGTAATGAACTTCCAGCTACGCAAGTTCGATATTGGTATGCTTAAGGATCGATGCGAGATTGATTCTCGCAAGAGTCCGATGATTGTGGTGATTGGAAAGAAGGACACGGGAAAGTCGTTCTTGGTTCGCGATATCCTCTACAATACACAGCAGGACTTTCCCGTTGGAACTGTCATTTCCGGCACAGAGGTGGCCAACGAGTTCTTTCAGCATATGGTGCCTTCCAAGTTCATTCACGACAAGTACAGTCCGGACATTGTGATGAACGTAATCAAACGCCAGATGGTGATGAAGCAAAAGCGGAACACAGCCAAGACCGGAGGCGGTGGTCAGTCCAACATTGACCCTCGTGCCTTTCTGATTCTGGACGACTGCTTGTATGATGCATCCTGGATCAAAGAGGAGTCCACACGCTACGTGTTCATGAACGGGCGTCACATTGACATGATGACCATCATCACCATGCAGTATCCGCTGGGCATCACGCCGAACCTGCGCACCAACGTGGACTTTGTCTTCATTCTTCGCGAGAATATCCTAGGTAATCGTCGTAGGATTTACGAGAATTACGCAGGTATGTTTCCGACGTTTGAGATGTTTTGTACGTTCATGGACCAGTGCACGGAGAACTTTGAGTGCTTGGTCATCTGCAATAACGTGAACTCCAACAAGTTAGAGGATCAGGTGTTCTGGTACAAGGCCGCCGATCACCCGCCGTTCAAGATGTGCGATTCATCTTTGTGGGCGAACAACCAGCCGTTCCATTCGGCTATCCTGGCGGCTAACGACTACCGCCCCGGA